TGAAAGATTGTGAGTTACTTCCCAAACTGATTCAGGAGTAGATTGAGTATATACAAAATGAGAATCACCTTTACCGGAAACAATTCCAGCAACAGACACAGATGACGTTGGTTGAGAAACAACAGAAATGCCGCTCGCTACTTGATTACTAACATCAAGATTTACCTGTTCGCCATTTACGATAGAGATGTTTGTCATGTCGCTACGTCCTCGTTGATTTTGAATATTCCATAAACCCAAGTACGAACAACATTTCCAACCTTACTCTGGAGGTCATATACATATAGACCCGCCGGTTTTGTTTCCATCACGTCATATTGACAGGTGATTGTGACAACATTTGCGGGGTCTACATCAAACGTAAAATCACTTGTAGCAATAATATCTGCCGCTGATGTGTCGGTCTCTTTTACCGCCATACGAAATGCATGGTTATCTACAGGCATATCGTCTCCATTGACATCTGTAAATGTCAAAGAAATAGTAAATGTGTCACCCTTTCTACAGGTGATATCTACTCGCTTTGCAATATCTAAGTTTACGCTAACTGCCATGCTACAAAGATACTTTTATTTAGGAGGCTAAAATTTGACTAATCATGTCTGACTCTCCTTGAAGTTCACCACGACTTCCTTGACGCTGAGAAATAAGTTTAGACTGTTCAACAGCTTGCTTCTTTAATCTTTCGTCTTTTCTATCTTCTTTTAATCCCTCCAATTCCTGCTTATTTCCGGATTGAATTTGCTGCTCGGTTATTCCATATTTACCCTTGAGGTCTTCTAGTTGCATCTTTAACTGATACTCCAACTGTAATAATTGAGCTTGAGATTGAGCCTCCAATTGAATCTTTTGAGCCTCCAATTGAGCTTGCAACTGGCTTTCTTGCATTTTAGCTTGAGACGTTGCTTGAGCCACTTGTGCATTTGCTTGAGCTTGCATTTGTGAATTAGCTTGAGCCATCTCTTGCTGTTGTTTAATACGCTTTTTGCGTCTAACAACCAACAACTGCTCAGCTTGATTAACATCTTTCAGTCTACGGATAGCAATAGCATCTTCTAAGTCGATTTCTTTTTGCAACAAGGATTGTTGAATATTTGCTTCCAAGTATGCTTTATCTACATCTTCCATTTCGGTAACAACCTGTACTCCAAAGTTATACATTGGCAACTCGGAGAAAGAAGAGATAATACCCATATTAGTGCTACCAATTGCCTTTTCATATGTGCGATATAATACGCTTTCTATTGGTAAAATCTGTAAGCACCTAACAATATCTTCACATACTTTCTTGAAAAGAACCATAGAAGCATTAGTGATATCGTAAACAGCATTGTTTGACGCTTCAATAGCCTGCTGTCTTACTCCAACTAATTGCTCGCCCTTAGGTGTTGAACCATCAACTACTTCGTTAAGACCTGTAGCATCTCGAATCATTCTAAGATAATGATTGTATAAGGAAATCAATTCATTAATGTTCCTGATACCATTCTCCAATGAACGAACGGGAGGATTTTGAAAACCACCTTCTGGATTTTTAGAACGGTAGTAGAACACACCAGTCTGTTCGTATATATCTTGGATATCAAGTGGGTTAAGTTCTCCGCCGCGACCAAGTTGCACATTCTCAAGTCCTTCGATATCAATAAGTAGGCCGTCAGGTTTCGCCTTTGCAATAGCTTGTTGAATCTTTAGGTGTGTCAATTGTAGTTGGTCAGCAAAACTAATTACGCTAGATACCATAGATTTAGGCATCATTCTACGCATGTTTGTTGCTACAACAGAATAAGAAAGACGGGCTCTTGTAAGGTCGTGCACATTCTTAGGAATGTTCTTTTTAAGACCATAATCGAAGATGTATTCAGTCCCGATAATATACTTACCACCATAAACGGTAGTCGTGTCCATTTTATATGGCTTTCTATCGTAAACACTATCTCTAGAAGGCTCGTATTTAAATCCTTTATGGTAGAATCCTACGTTTCCGAATCTAGACTCCTTCTCTTCAAAATAAATACAATCAACGGATAAGAATTCAAAATCTAGAATTTCAATAACATATTCATCATACCCAAACATCGAACGTTGTAAGTTCTTATCGTAATAAGATTGAGTAATCTTATTGGGATTATTGTTGAACTTGTACTGAACCATCTTAGCCATCTTCTCGTACTCCTCCTCTGAGAATTGGTCTCCAGCTACTCTTTTGAGGTCCATGATTGTCATTCGCTTAACATGACCACCATAAATAAGGTCGGAAAAGTTTGGGTCCTCTGTATAGCTATGAATAAAATATGATGGGTCTACATATTCCTCAGTGATTCCATAGTTTGGGTCATTGTCTCTCTTTACGACAGCCATTCCCAAAGCAACTAAATCATCTACATTTCTTCTGTAAATCTTATCTCCGAAGTCATTCCAAGAGAGAGTTAATTCGGTAGCAAGCTGAGTGGCAATCTCGCTTGAGATTTTAATATTTGTATCTAAGAATATTTCAGCTTCCTCTGCACTGTCCGGTAACGCATTTACATCAAAACCAGTTGAAATTCCGAGCTGTTCAATCTGAGACAGTAATGGCTTTAAATCAACTCCAGCCTTTACTTCAGCTTTTTTCTTTTCCTTTTCAGATATAGACAAGGGGTCTACGGCTTCAATATTTGGATATGGACGCTTAGATAGAATCTTGTTTACTACAATCTTAACGAACTTGGGTACAATAGGAACCGGAGACCAGTCAATATTTAATAACGACCCATCGCCGTTGTTAGGGTCGAGAGAGTTTAGGATTTGCTTATAGATAGAAGTGTCTTGCGTACCATTAGCATAATCTCTGTTGCGTTCAAACTCCTTTAACCGCTTTCGGAATAAGCTTCCTTCATCGTCTGCGCTGCCCCATTGCGTTTCAATAGCCTTTGCGTACTTTAAGCCGTAAGCCTTAGTTTGCTTGACGTCCCATGTAGCCAACGGGTCCGGGAAGTTACCAGAGGGTTTTAATTCTTTACCCTGATTCATAAACGCTTAGTTTAAATAATAGCACGCTTGCAACTGCAAATATAACTATAATAAAAACTTAGATATTATGGCGGTAGCGTCTGAAGAATACTTTGTCTGAGAAGTCTGCTTGCTTTCGGGTCTGCATAACTGTTTGAGCCCCAAGAAGAGCTAAACCGGAGCTAATTGTTAAGTCAAACTTTGTACGGTCATCTATCTTATATCCAATCCAATCCTCAAGAGTTCTATCAAAATACATTCTGCCATACTCACCAGTATCAGCGTTAAATCCTATGTGTTCATGTATATGAGATTCAATTGCTTGAGCGTGAGCCTGAATGAATTCCTGAGAGTTTGATGGAACACCTTTAGTTCTGACATTACCCTTTTGATTTGGCGGTGTTAAATGCTGGGGTCTATCCATAATGTAATTATCGTAACCTCTTGATTCAAAGTATCTTACAATTCCATACTTGTTGTTTTCCACAAGTAATGGATATCCGTAATATACTGAGGCCATCAAGATATCTTCGTAGAATACACGGGCAAGCGGTGGTCGCTCTGCGTATTCAGCAATAAACATATTAGATGGATAGTTCATATTGAACTTATTAAATAAATGACACGCTCCCTTCGAGCCGCGACCATCCATTGTAGAATCAATATCGTAAGAGTCAACTCCACCTACCCCTACGTGCTTATTTGCCGGGCTACGTTTCCCCTGCTCTATAACGTATTTATTTGATTCTTCGAACGGCATTAGCCACGATATATACCATTTACCGTTTTCATCTGGAGCGAACATAACTTTTGTGTCTTGTTGTCCATTCGCCCAAATGAAGTTTCCACGTACAACAGGGCTGGGATATAACGTTGAATTGTGCTCCTTTTGTTCGTAAACCTTAGAGATGTTAAAGTGTGACGTTTTAGTTGAGTCACGGAACGCCTCCTCTTCTGTCCATGGAAACTGACGAATGACCTCGTTCAGTTCATATGGGTCTCCCATCAAAGCCTTTCTTTCGTTTGATAAATATGTTTTAGCTCCAATCTTAGTGAAGTCGCCCTCCATTGTCATTACAGCGGTCTTCGGATTTTCTACGATTGGGTTACCATATAAATCAAAAAAACCCTCAAGGGCTTCATATGCTGGTATAAAGATTCTATATAAACCACTCTTAGTCCTTCCGTTTTCGTTTCTTTTTGTTGGGTCTGAATCGTTATATAA